CGGACTTCAGCACCCGGTCTTGCGGAAGGCTCGCATCCTTGAGCCATTCGCGCATATTGCCCCAAAGTTCGGCGCGTTTGTTTTTCCACATAATCGGGTTCTTGGCTTTCCAGCCGAAGTTCACGCCACGCACTTCCTTGTACCGCTGTTCCTTCAGTCGGTCGAGGATGCCGTACCCCAAACCCCCCTCGTCGATCACCGCCAGCACCGGGCGGTACTTCTCAATGTTTTCGATAACGCGCCCGACGACTTCCATTGTGTCCTCGCCCTTATAGCGGTGGATCGCAACGATGTCGCGTCCCTGGCGCACGGCGATTACGGTAGAGTCCGCACCACCACGGGCGGGGTCGATTCCAATAACGACAGGAGCAGTTTCATCTTTATATCGCGGGCGAACCATCGCGGTGTCCACAACAGTAGGCGATATGAACTGCTCATCACCATCCGACGGAAATTCGCCATAAACCTCTACCTTTGCCTGGACGGAATCGGGGCCGTATTCTTCGATAATCTGCTCGTAGACCGCCTTATCGGTGTCTTCCACGCTGCGGGCGTCGATGTTCTGGGTACGCCAGAAAGCACGTTTCCCGTGGAACGTCTCGAAGAAGTACCCCTCGTTACGGCGCGGGTTGCTGAAAGCGAACCAGAAGCGGTTAGGGGTGTTTTCCGTAAAAAAGCCGGCGGTCACTGACCAAATAGGGTCGGGGATACCGGAGGCTTCGTCGAAGATCACCAGCACGCCGTCATGGTTGTGGACACCGGCGTACGAGTCGGGGTTTTCCTCCGACCACAGGCGACCTTCGACCGACCAGTAGCGGGTACCTTTCTTGAGGTCACGCTCGACCAATTCCGCCAACCATTTAGCCGGCATGACGCGGGTAGCCGAGATTTCAAACCAATGGGAGTTCATCAGAAGGGCAGCCCACTTGGTAATTTCTGCCCACGTCACCGAGCGCAGCTGGGCTTCCGAGTTAGCCGATACGATGGTCGTAGAGCCTATGCGGGTCGAGAGCATCCAGAGGATTAGCCACGACACCAGCGCAGACTTACCGATACCTCGACCCGAGGAGGTCGCCATACGCATCACTTCGTAAGCCGTAGCCTGTTTATTCGCAGCAATATGTTCTGCGATGTCCCGAAGTATCTTGCGTTGCCACTTACGGGGGCCGTAGAAGTGCTCGAGTGGCGTATTCTTTTGTCCCCACGGAAAGGCAAACATTACGAACGCCTCGGGGTCGTCTTTAATCTTGGGTGCCCACACCCGCGCCATCAGCAGTTGTTCGTCTTCGGGGTTATAGATCGGCAGTTGCATCAGTCACGTTTCAAAATTTTTACTTTCTTTTCTTCGCCCGGAAATAAAACAAAATTACGAGTTCCTTCGCCGCCACGGCTTCCAGCGTCTAAATATTTAATTCCTGGCACCCCAGCTAATCTTAATCTTTCTTCGCCAATAGATTTAACAAGGTCTTTTATGTTGCTTTTTTCTAACGGATCAAACAAACCGTATCCTCCAGTTTGTTTTTTACGAATCTCTAGTGCTGTTTTTATTGCTTCTTGGGATTGTAAAGATTGTTTGTTAAACGGTTTATCCCAGTCAATCATGCGATTTACTATTTCATCGGGCAGGTCAACCGTATACAAAGATCCTTGATTTTTCCGGTATGACTTTGCAACTTCAGGGCTTTCAGCAAAATAAAGACCGCGGCCATATGCTTGAGCGCCTTCGCCAGTTCCGATCTTGCTAGCGTCAAATTCTTCAAATTGGTATGGGGAACCGTGGTAAGCATTAATTTCACGCTTTACCGCGCCACGCATGGAACCCGGCATCGGAATGGCCCCTGCCATCATTTGTGCTGCGGCAAACGGGCCAGACATTAACTGCTGCCGTACCGCACGCATGGCCTCAAGCGCCTCCTGCGGGTTACGCGAATACTTAACGATGGATTGATAGATGTTTTTAACCGTACCTACTGGGTCTAATGCACCCTGCACGGAGCCTTCTAATTGCTGCCGCATCCCTGCCGAAATGCCCATTGGAATGGCTAAAGGCGGAAGCAGTCTAGAAATAAACTCTTGCTGAGACATTTCGCGTGGCTCAAGCAAGGTGTTCGGGGACTGAGGCGCTAAAGCGTTAGTCGGCGGAGGCATGGACGTTCTCAAGGGTTAGGCGTTCACCCGCAATAGTAGTCCCACTTGCAACAGCAGGGCTAGCGGTCAGTGCAGGCCGTTCAGCATCAAATACTCGGCCAGTGAGGACGCGAGACTCCGCTTCCTGCAAAGCCGCAACGATGCTGATCTGCGACTTAACGTCGACCTGCACTTGAGTCTTGGCAACCCATCCGTGAAGGTGTTTAAGCAACTCGAGGGCGGACTTCGCGTCACCATCAAGCGCAGCGTTACGCAATACCGACGCCGCCTCAACCTCAGAGTCCGCACGACCCTTCGCCTCGGCAATCGACGCAGCGTTGTCTAATTGGCATAACTGGCGAAACTCCACAGGCTGCAAACCCGCAGCATACGCCAACGCATCACCCTTCAACCCTAACCGGGACGCTTCGTAAATCTTCTCCAGAAGGTCTGGCGAAGCCTTGATCTCACGAGGCGCAAACGTAATCGACTTAAAAGAACTCATTACGGGAGAGTGTAATGGAATGTTATGTAAAAAAAATAAAAAGTTTTTGTGAGGGCATTATAACTATGACCGGTAACCCCTCGGCCCTACCCCCCCCATTGCGTTATAACGTAACGTCTAGGCATGACGCCTGCACCAAGTGTAGCACCAGCGCAACAACCACCAGGCAGATGTTGCATCCACGCAACAACGTAGAGTGTAGCGTTTACGCAACATCCGCATAGTGGACGTTGGCAGTAAGCAACAAGCGTAGGGATTGTTGCACTAATGCAACGATAGGGATTTTATGCAGCAACATAATTGCCTGTGGTAGTTTCGGACGGTTGTCCGAGACATTTGTATTTTCTCTATATACCCATATCTTTTTTTTTCAATTTTTAACCAACCTACCACACCTACCACACTCGAGCTTTAGTCGATCATTTCAAGCAGTTAGGTGTGGGTTGTCTTTTCACCTTTCCGCATACCCCAGCTACCCACACTTTTAGATTCAGTCTAAAGGTATAAAGCATTACTTTGCCATTGTGGGTGTTCGTGGGTGGTTTTGTGGGTGGTTGTGGGTGGTTGTGGGTGGTTCGTGGTAGGTAATTTTCCGTTTTGCCTACCACAATTTATGCAAGATTCGTTTGCATAAACTTTCTGCATCTAAACTGTTGACACTCTATAAAACATTGTTTTATGATCCACCACGTCGATAGAATCACTGGGAGAACACATGAAACGTCGCAGCTCTAAAAAGGTATTCGAGAAAGTTTGCGCCGCGTTTATCGCAGTCATTTTAATCGCACTGCCTGCAGCTCTTTTTATCGTTCAATTCTATTGGGAGAAAACATAATGTTTTACGATGCAATGCTTGCCTTTTCGTTGCCGCTGATAGGCTTCGGCGTGCTAGCTGGCCTCTACAGCATCCTAGCCTACATTTTCAATTGGGAATGACTGCCATGCTTCTGAAAACCTATATCGACACTCGTACGAACATGGCTGCCGATATTCATGTCAAGCGTGACGGTCGATTTATCGTTTCGTTGCGAGACATCGACTCCGGCATGGTATTCGACCGGAAGCGTATCTTTTCATCCGAAAACATGGCGCACGACTATGCGCGCCACCTTGCAAACATCCATCAATAATTATCTTGCGGAGAATCACCACATGGCACGCTTTACACTGTTAAACGTCGACGCGAATGCGAAAACGATTAAGGGCCAGTCTCGCGGATTCATGACTGCGATCCTTTACCTTGCGCCACATGACACGAGTGGCACGGAACTGTGCCCTACCGCCGAACTGGCCGGGTGCGCCGCTACTTGCCTCAATACCGCCGGACGTGGCGGCATGGCGCCTGGTAACGCTACCTTTACGGCATCGAACGGACAGGAACTGCCCGACAATACCGTACAGCGTGCACGCTTGCGCCGCACGGAACTATTCAACACGAATCGGCCAGAGTTTATGCGCGTGCTCGTTTCCGAGCTTGAGCGTGCGAAACGTCTCGCCGATACCGTAGGCTTGACGCTTGTCGTGCGATTAAACGGCACGTCTGACGTACGCTTTGAGTCTATCCCGTGCGAGCGTGCCGGCGTCACCTATCCGCACATTTTTGCGGCATTCGATGCCCTTCAATTCTACGATTACACGAAAATACCTAACCGGCGCATCGCGGATATTCCGAACTACACGCTTACCTTTTCGTACTCTCACCGTCCCGAGTTTGCGCGCATTGTCGCCGCTGCCGTTCGCCATTATGGCGCCCGCGTTAATTTTGCCGCAGTGTTCGCCAAAGCATTGCCGGCACACTTTCTCGGTCGTCGCGTGATCGACGGTGACGCTTCAGACTTGCGCTTTTTGGACCGTCGCGGCGTCGTTGTTGGTTTAGTCGCGAAAGGGCGCGCCCGTCGTGATCGTTCCGGTTTCGTCGTCTCGGGGGTGGCCGCATGACCCCCGCCGAAGCATTAGAACTCGCGCTCGTGCTCGCCATCAACGCGCCGGACGACGAAAAGGCGGCGCAATGTGTGGCAATGGCGGAGGAAATAGCCGCCACATTGCCACCCGATACCGTTCGACGTATTCAACGCAAATTTGAGGCGATGCCGTGAAAAAGTACGTCATAGTGCTACACGTCGAAACCGACGACCTTGGCGACCCCTCCGCGTGGCCGTGGGACAAATGGACGGGGCGCGACGTGTTCGACGTGTCCACCTTTTACCCGCACGAATTACCCGCAGATGTGCATATCACGGAGCGTGAAATATATGAGCATGAATGAGAATCGACGCTTTCACATTGTGGACGACGCCTGGAACGGCTACGAAATACGCGAGGGCGACGGCTACGGGGGGCGGACCATTGCGACCCACATTAGCAGTTATCACGATGCGACCCTGCTCGCGTCGTCCGCCTACATGCTGGCCGCGCTCGAGGGTATCGTTCGCGCCCTAGACCCCGACGGGGTGGCCGCCCCCGACTCTGCAAGGTGCAAGGTTTGCGGCGTCCATCCATCGACCCACACTATGACGTGCGCCGTGAAGGGCGCGAAAGACGCCTACAATGCCGCGAGGGGGCGCATATGAGGGACTTTTTGACGTGGGTGCTATCCCTACTCTACGCGCCCCCGTGGCCCCCGCAGCCGACCATACGCGAAGACTGGCGCGGCCTACCGGAGCCTAACTGGCGGTGCCGACGATGGGGGGTCGATTACCTATGACGCGACTTACCGAACAAGAAATGCAAGAACTTTTTAGCGACCCCGAGCCTGCTGGTGAAGTGTGGGAATCGGCACACGTCCGCGCAGACCGTTACCAGACCGCATTAGAGGCGATCCTACGGTGCGAGAGCCGCGACCCGCAGGTACTCATCGTGCAGGCGATAGCGGCGCGTGGGCTTGGGCTTAAAGAACTGGCCGACCGTTTGCTTTCGGATGCCGAGGATGAAATAGGCCGCGCTTTCGACGGTGATCGGTGACATGGCCGCCCTTCTGGCCGTTATCGTGGCCGCTATCGTGGCCGAATTGATCGCAGGCGACTAACTACCACCCCCGCCCAGCGCGGGGGTTTTTATTTCACCACCGTAAGGCTCGGGGGCGCGGCCTCGAGCATATCGCGCAAGACTGCCCCTTTCGTATCTGTAAGCTCCGGCGCGCACCAGACGTGCCGTTTAGTCGTATAGCGGCGCGAGTGTACAAGCCCTCGGTCGACCCATCCGGCTTCCTTCAAAGCGACTAGAATCGCGTCTCGGGAGATTTTAGGGGCGTCTCGGTGATTCTTAATGATCCGCAAAGCAATTAGGTTAAGGGGCGCCGCTATAACCCCACGCTCGAACATATCCACACGATCCCTCGCCATTTGTGTGACGTAGGACTCGGCGTTGTTCATTGCAAGGTCGACCAACGCGAGCTTGGCGTCGGTCACGGGCGGCGTAGCGCCTGGCAAGAATCCGCGCACATCCCGAGCGTCAAGCCACGCGGTCACTGCCTCAAAACCACCATCGTGATACCACCGCCAGAGGCGTGATGCGTCCTCGTCGGCCATGCGCGGCGCGTGCGACCAAATGACAAACCACCGCCTATCGTCGCTCGGCAGGCTAATAGCGGCTCGCTCATTGCTGAACGCAAGCAGCAGCAATCGGTTTAATGCGTTGTAGGGGTGCGCGTGTTTCCGGTTGATTTGCAGGAACTCGGGCGGTGCGGCTATGAGCGGCTTTAGCGTGTTTTCAAAGGCGCGCTTATCCATGCGCTCGTTCTGGCGTAGTTCGTTGATGACCAGAACCTCGGACTCCAGCGCGTAACCCCACGCGCCGGTTAGCTCGTCATGGCGGATCACCTCGACGTTCACGTTTTGGTCGGTGCCGATTGACCACAGAAACGGCGCCCATAAGGAATCCTTGCCCGATCCCGGTATGCCGCCGTGCAATACCGCATGATTTATTTTTATATTGGCGTGTTGCCGTTTGTGCGCCATTACGTTAAAGACGTGCTCGCGGTCGGACTCGCTCGGGATCATGCGCTCGGCGTGTTTGAGCCAGAGCGATACGTCACCAGGGCGACCCTTCGGACGGGCATCGCGCCACCGGTTGCCAAATACCTCGCCGTTGCGGGAGACAAGGTTCCCCTCGCCTGCGGCAAACGTGACCCCCGATAGGGCGTGACCACCTCGAGCCTTCCGGTTCTCGTCAAACCAAAGGGCAGGGTCGCATCGTTTGTTCTCCGAATGGATGCTCGCCAGTTTTGGCTCGTGCCGATATAGGGCGTTAAACGTCCCTCGGGTGTACTCCGTGCGCTCTACCAGGTCGAAATAGGAATCGTTCGTTTTGACATAGGCAAAGCGCCCGTGCCAACGATCTTTTGTCAGATTCGACACATCCCGTTCGTTGATTTCGGCCAGAATTGCCGCGTCGGTTATCGGGCTTGCGTCTGTCATGGCGATACCTTACAGTCCATCTCGTTCTCCGTGTTGATTCTCCCAAGAGTTGCCCCGGTAGTCTCCTAGCTGCCGGGGCTTTTTTCATTGCCGCTCTAGGCTGGCAATCTCCCGGTCCAGATACCACCGCGCCTTCTTCAAATCGAGCAGGGCATCATGCTTGTGCGCCGCTCGGGCCACATACTTCACCACATTTCCCAAGCAAAAATTTAATTCTTTTGCTTCGATAAAGTCGATTGTTTCCACCCCGCCCACCTTGTAGTGCGGCGGGTGATTGACCATATCCGTCCGAGGTTGTCCGCGACCGTCCGTTACCGTCTGGCCGACAACTGCTGGCGGCTCCCACTTGTGCTCATGTTGCGGCATTAACTTTTTTCCATCCTTTCTCGGTTTTTGTGAACCCTGCAAAGTTCAGCGCCTCTTCGGATCGGCAAAAACCGCCCTTGTGCTTGTGCTGCAGGAAACTTTCTGGATTGACAAACGTCTGTTTGCAGCTTGAGCAACGACGGATGCGCGATACTTTATATCCCATTACTTTTTAACCAACCTTGTAACTTTTCCGACTTTCGTGCAAAACGAATTAATCCATGCTTGCTTGCTTTCGCGCATCACCGTGCGCCCGCAATGCTTGCAGTAATACTTACTCATTGCGGCAACCCCCACTTGAACTCGCCCGTGCGCCCATCGTAGTGCGCGCAGGACTGCTCAATAGCCGAGCGGTGAGCGTACTTTGACGCAACGATGCACCCAAACGTCACGCCTACTGCCAACGCAAACGTAATCACAAACACCAGTTCGTTGCGCTTTATCACAAGCCCACCATCTGCAGCTGGCCGCGCAGGGCATAGCGGGCGTACTTCTTGCCGTTCTTCTTTTCGGTAATCGTTTCAATATCGACGCCGCGCCCTCGAAGGTCGTCGATCCTAGCCGCCAGTCGAAAGCATCCAAACTCACGCAAAGCGTCAACCGGCGTGATGCTATTACCAGCGAGCAAGTGCTCGTGAATCATGTCCGTCTGCGACTTCATTGCTGTCTCCTGTTTGCACAGATCGTGCGCCATGTGTCCAGAACAATACGTTCTGTCTCCCGTTTGTTTGCAATGTGGCCGTAGTGCGCCAGGCACGATACATAATGCTCGTGCGCCTCTTTGCTTTTAGCGTGCATCGTTGCCGTGGCCTGCCGTTCTGCGACCGTTCCCTCGGCGTGGATGAACACCATCTCCTTCGTGCGCTTGTATGCGTACTCGGCGCGCTCTACGTCCGCCTTTGCCGCCGCGCAAGTCTCGTCGGTGTCGACGAGAAAGCGCAGGGCTTTTTCTGCTCGTTCTTCGCTTATCATCAGAACGGCACGTCATCATCGACAAACTTTTCTTCGACCGGATCGGGCTTCTTCGTCGGCGTGGCCGCACGCAAGCCATCCTTCGGGCGCACAGAAAGCGAAAAGTATTTCTGTCCGGCAAGCTTGCCGCCGTCCTTGCCCGTTTTGAGCCACGCCGAGAGCCAGTATTCCGTGCCGCCGACGTTAATCGAACCCGTGTAGTCGGGGTGCATCTCGGCTGCCTTCTTTTCGTTCTTCGCCAGCAGGCCGGTGTTGGTGTTGTCGTATTGCTTCACAGGGCTAACTCCTTCAGTTTGTTGACTTTGGTTTCCAATTCCACGAGGAATTCGTAGATTTCATGCTCAAGCATCTTCACAACGTCGTCGTCACGCGGGATACGAACGGTGAGCAGTTGTAAATGTTCTGGCATACGCGGGTCGTATGACACCCAGTCGCACCATTCCGCCCCCACGCACGCCATCTGCCACTGCATTTGCAAAAAGTATTTCTGCGGCGGCTCTTGGTTCAGCAGCCACTCAATGTGCGTGGCCGTGTTTGGACACTTAATCTCGACGCATCCCTCTGGCGCGATCAGTCCATCCGGTGATGCTCCAGACATTTTGATGCTCGGGTGCGGCATGAAGCCAACCTCCGTTACCAGGTTGCCGGCTCTAACCGAGTATGCGTCACGCGCAGCGGCCTCATGGTCAATGCCCCATTGCATAGCGGCATTGATAAAGCCTTCCTCACGTTTGCCCGTAAGGCGTTCGCAAACCAACTCGGCCATGTAGTTCGCTCGAGAGGCGGCGTATCCCGATTTCGTGCGCGCTACAACGTCGGCCACCCGAGACGCCGTAACCTTGCCGATGCGCTCGGCAAACCATTCTGGCGTTCTCTGTTCCATTAAGCCCCCAACTTTGCCTTGCGAGCGGTGAACAACGCCCTATGCGCCTTGCGCTCATCAAGCGACAACTGATTAAACAGTGAGTTCAGTTCCGCCATGTTCGCCGCAAGGTCAATCGCGGTTTCAATGGCAGGATCGGTTACAGGCGCCGCAGCAACTTCATGCGTCGTTGCATCGGCGTCATTGTCCGCTTCCGTGGGGATACAGAAAGTTTGAAAAGCAGCATACTTATACGCAGCAGACATCGCTTTATTAGACGACTTGTCACCACTGTCCATTGCCTCCCCGACTGTGATTACCGTGTGTTTGGAACCATCCTCTGCGGCTACAAAGTCAAACTCGACGATGAGCGTCGTGTAAAACAACGCGCCGCCCGACTTGGTTTGCCGCTCCAGTACCTGCCGATCTTTTACTCGAGGCAGGATGCAGAGGCCGTGCTTTGACAGTAACGGCGACAAGGCACCGTACACCTGGTCGATTCCTCTGAACTGATAGCCCTGCTGGGCGTTCTTGGAATCTTTCGCAATGCCAATGCGCGACAAGTCAGCGGTGACCGCCGCAATCTTTTCGTAAACCTTCATTATTTGCCCTCTGCGAGTTTTGCTATTGCAATGTCGATGTTTTTGAGAACGTCACCGAAAAGTGAATGGAGCTGAACTGCTCCTTCGGCGTCAATACGATTAAGTTCGTTGACGGCTTCGATGACGTTAAACATCGCCATCTCCGCCTTGTCCTGCTCCATGCGAAGCGCATCGCGCTCCATCTCAACGAGCATTTGTTCGTGAATGTCATCCATTTGAATCTCCTGTGAGGCCAATCCTCATGGGCAAGTATGTCTAGGTTGACATCCCCTGTCAACACTCTTA